TAGAGGATTTTCCTTATTGCCATTGTGGTGCAAAGATGGATTTGGAGGAGGATAAATAATGGATGCCATAAAGTTTTTAATGGAATATAACAGGATGCACCAGATTTATTACACTGATTGTGAAAATTGTCCTAGGCACAAAGAAGGATGTTCATTAATTGCCACAAGTAAACCATATTTAGAAAAACTTGTTGCAGATGTAGAAAAATGGAGTAAAGAGCATCCACAGAAAACCAGACAACAAGATTTTTTAGAAAAGTTCCCAAAAGCAGAGACTGACGATAATGGAATGCCAAACTTTTGCTGCGCAAAATTAGGTTATACTTGCGATTGCTTAAAAACCGATTGTTGTGAGTGTTGGAACACACCACTGGAGGATGATAAGCAGTGACCCGAAAACGATTTATAAAGCTCCTGATGAGGATGGGGCTTGACAGAGAACAATCTGATATGTTTGCGCGGTATGCTCGATATTACGGAAGCTATCAGGTAATGTTTAATAATGTGTTCTCGTTTTTTTATAACAGTATGGAGGTTACAAAGTGTAAAGCCAGTCCGATGATGCAGGCAGCATTTATGCCGATGTACTTTTTTAAAATGTTGGAAAACCCAAACATCAAGAAAAAATTGCAACCCGTTATTTATGAGAGATTGGATAGACCAATAAAACAGGAGGGAAACAAAGAATGATTCACGATAAAGAACTCATTCGCCGTGCGCTGCTGGGAGATCAGGATGCGCAGAAAGAGTGTACAGAAAAGGGGATTGTGTTGCCGTGTCAGGTGTGTGGGGCAGAGCTGGAAAAAAATAAAGTCTTAATTTCCGATGGAAAAACCGATATGTATAGGTGGACAAACGTTTACCAGCATCCCAAAAACACGAATTGTGTGGTTGATTCGATTTGGTTTGAAGCAAACAAACTTTCGCTTTGGAACACCCGCCCAGCGCCGCTAATCGGAAGGTGTGGAGAGTGTAAGTTTTATACAGCTATGAGCCATTGCCAGATACATTCTTTGGGTCCAGATCAATATGAACCAGATGACTTTTGCAGCTACTTTGAGCCAAGGGAGGAATAACAATGACAAAATACTGCCCATTTTTAAAGATAAAAGAATCCGGGATACGTTCTCCAATGTGTATGGAAAGCGACTGCGCACTCTGGAATGAAACACAAAACAGATGTGGACTTGCTTGCACATCTCAACCAGAGCGGCCAAGCAAACAGCCGCTTTCAGTAGCTCAGATCCAGCTTGCAAAAATGATGCCGGTAATGCTGGTAAACTTGAAAACAGGAGATAAAAACATTGGATTTTTGGAAGGCGTAGAGGAAGAAGGCACAGGAATAAACGAATGCAGAGAGATAGCAAAGTTTTGGTGGTATTGCATGGACTTTGCGAATGAATACAGAATGGAAGAATACGGAAAAACCTGGGTAATGTATCCATATTACCCAGTGTCACCGATCGGAATTTAAGAAAGAAGTGACAGCATGGACGAAAAGCAAGCAATCAAACAGCTGGAATCCTTAAAAGAACACTGCCAGTCAATGAAAAGTTCAGATTTTAATATTTGGACTCAAGATATAGAAGCACTTGACTTTGCGATCAATACTATTAAACAGATGGAACAATCAAAATCGCTTGAAATAGCATCATTTAATCCATGTGAATTAAGGCAAATGACTTTTAAGGAATCAAAAACAAAAGATTGCCCACAACTGATATTGCTTACTAAAGGAGCAAAAACAGGATTAGATTCAAATGCCTGCGGCAAAGAATGGTTTGCTTATTGTAAAGGAAGTGATATAGGATGATCGAAACATACAAAGCAACAGAACAGTGCAAGATCTGTAAAGGAAACTGCTGTAAGCACATGGCTTGTCATTGTGCACCATCTGATTTCAAGGATCTGTCTTTTGAGGGACTAAAGGCAGAAATTGAAAAAGGCAAAATATCCATAGATTGGTGGGACGGATATGAAGAGGAAGAAGAGTATTTCCTCAGGGCAAGGCACATAGGAGAACCAGTATTACAGCCAAGTTGGGGAGGGGTTTGTGTAAACCTCACTGAAACAGGCTGCAGTTTATCATGGGAAGAGCGTCCTTTAGGAGCAAAGGCACTGAAACCAAGAGAAAATGAATTGGGGCAGTGCCATAGTTCATATACGAAAGAACAGTGTAAAAATGACTGGAGACCATACAACCATATTCTTGAGGAATTAGCAGAATATTTTACAGAACATCCACTGCCACCAAACATGGGAATTCCTGGGATGATGGAAATAGTTCTTAAAGAAGAGCAGGAACAAAAACTAAAAGAGTATAAAACATTCAGAGAAGACTTCAATCGTATGCTTGAATCACCACCAAGTTTTGACGGGAAAGGATGGATTGCTTTACCAGAAATCTGCCAGAAACAAATACCAGATGATATTCAAAAAGCCACTTGGACAGGAATGTACTGTGTAACAGGGGAAAGCAGATCGCAAGACAAAATCTTTATGTGCAGGTGTAGCATCGAACCAATTTATCCCGAAGATGAGGAAGAAAAACAAAATTCAGGACTTTTGGAGGAATAACGTGAAAGAGTTGTGCTAGTAATTAGCACAAAATTCCAGTAGCGGGACAGGGTGTGGTGAAATGTCAAAGAAAAACATGAGAAGGATATCAGTGCTGGTTACGGCTCAGACAGCCTATCATCTGCAAACGCTGGCAAAGATAGCTGGATATAAAGAGCCTGGGCACGTTATAGATAAGCTGATTCGAGAACATATGATACTGACAGGGAAAATAAAAGATCGGAGGGACAATCATGAGAAAAATTGATGTACTTAAAAACGCCACATTGGAAGAAACGGCAGAATGGTTGGCAAAGGTAACTATGTCAAGTGTGATGGCAGGCGCAACAGATGATGAAGAATTTGTAAGAGAATTTATGTCAATCATGTCAAGCCAAACAGCAAGATTGATGTTTGGAAAGGAACAAGAATACAACAAACTTGTAAAGCAGATGAAAGAGCTTCTGGAATCGGAGGCGGAAGAGGACAAACTATCACTAAAATGGTTTGTTGAAGGATGCGAGGAATTTGAAATTTAAGGAGGAATGATTGTGTATTATCCAAATCAATTCTTTTATCCATACACAATCTATTCTCCACAGCAGTGTATCTGCCAGTCACCTCAATCCGCAATAAACGAACAAGTAGCACAAATGAACATGAATACCAGATTGCAGATGATGCAAATGGAGCAGTGCATACAGAGCCAGATTCCTCACATGAATTTTCCAAGTTATACACCTGTTGCAACAGGAAGCCTTTACAAAAGCACTTGTGTGGGCACAGCAGGAGGAGCACATGGATATATCGGCGGCGGTGGTGCTGGAATATGTGTGACAATGAATCTACTTGACGAGAAAATGACCCAGTATTCTCCGAAAAAAGAATCATGGATTGAGAAATTGGACAAGTTAATTTTTCCGATAGACCCGATCAGAGGCTGGGTAGAAAGTGAGATTGAAAGAATTTCAAAGAAGTATGCATGGATAGATAATGCTTAGGAGGTGGTACCATTGACCAATGAGGAAAAGAAGGCCTATTTAAGAAGATATCGGGTGCTGAATCGAAGAATAGATCAGACACGAATTGAGCTTAAAAATTGGGAGGAGCTTGCAACAAACATTACTCCAAAATATTCTGACCTACCAAAGGCAGCTGGTACTTCAGATAAAATTCAGTGTGCAACCGTGGAGATTGTACAACTGGAAGAAAAATTGAAAATCCTGATAGACGAACTGCGACAAAAACAGTCAGATATTAAGATTGCATTGGAAAGAATACAGAATAATGAACTTCGGGATGTTCTATGGTACAGATATGTGTGTGGGCTTGATTGGGCAGATATTGCCGAAAAGATGAACTACTCTTTCAGATATACTCTTTTTCTCCATGAAAAGGCATTAAAAAAGCTGGAGATTCAAAAAGACAGCACACAATAGCATAGAATATCACATATGAAAAATGATATGATTATCATGTAATCAAATGCAAAACCGGAATCATTCATGATATCCTCCTTCCGAAAAAAACTCAAACCCTTGCAAGAAAGTCAGCCGTGTCACGCAGGCTGGCTTTTTTGCTGCCCTAAAGAGGTGAGATAGTGGGCAGACCGAGAATATTTAAAACAGTAAATCAATTGGAAAAAACATGGCGTAAATACAAGGCATATTGTGATAATCAGCTGGTTTTAACCCACGATTTCAGTTCAAAAAACAGTGAATTTGTGAGTAAAGAGTTAAAACGAAGTATCACATATACAATAGAGGGATTTTGTGTATTTGCAGGAATCACAAGATCCACATTTTACAGAACATATGGAGAAGCTGAAGAGTTTAAGGACATGGTTACACGCATGCGCGAAGAATGTGAGGTAGATGCCAGAAGTAAGTTTGAATTGGGAATTATACCAACACAGCTTGCCGGTCTTTGGATGTCACATTATGGATACACAACAAAGTCAGATTTAAATAATATTATCCCTGAAAATATGGAAGACGATCCACTCACAAAGTCGCTGAAAGAAGAAGCAGAGAGGATGGAAGAAAATGCCGATCAGTAAAAAGCAAAAACAGATTTTGGCGTTTCCTTTCACTCATTATGATGCGCTGATAGCAGATGGAGCAGTCAGAAGCGGCAAGACTTCCTTTATGACGATTGCTTTTGTTGATGATGCTATGCGCAGATATGACCGGAAGCGGTTTGCAATCTGCGGTAAAACTGTAGAGTCAGCAACCAAGAACATAATCGAGCCGTACTTAGGTATCAAACTGGCACGAGAAAAGTATAATATCAGCTGGCGCAGGGCAGACAAGACGATGATTGTCACTTGTGGCAAGAAGCAGAACATCTTTGAAGTGTTTGGAGGTAAAGACGAAAGCTCATTTACATTGATTCAGGGTAGAACGCTTGCAGGGGTGCTTTTTGATGAGGTAGCATTGCAGACACGCTCTTTTGTTGATCAGGCTATGGCACGATGCAGTGTTGACGGAAGCAGGTTTTGGTTTAATTGCAACCCAGACAGCCCAAATCACTGGTTCTATCAGGAATGGATAAAGCAAAAGGAAAGACACAATGCTTTGCATCTGCACTTTGAACTTGACGATAATCCATCATTATCAGAAGAAATTAAACAACGTTACAGAACGACATACAGCGGTGTATTTTATGATCGATACATCAAGGGATTATGGGTAGCGGCTGACGGAATCATATATCCAATGTTTAATAAAGATAAGCACATTGTCAAATCAAAACCGCGTGGCTACTCAAAGTATTATGTATCGATTGACTACGGCACAAGTAACCCGACCTCTATGGGACTATGGGGTGCTTACGGCGGAAAGTGGTATCGTGTGGCTGATAGCTACTATGATGGACGCAAAAGCGCGCCCAGAACGGACGAGGAACACTACAAAGAACTTGAAAAACTTGTGGTTGAGAATATCAAACAGGAAGCTCCATTCCAATATGTGCGTGCTGTCATTGTCGACCCTTCGGCTGCATCGTTTATTCAGACAATAAAGAAACACAATCGTTTCCGGGTAAAGCCTGCTGAGAATGATGTGCTGGAAGGAATCAGGAATACCGCAACAGAGTTAAACTCTGGGCGGCTTTTATTTTGTGATTGCTGCCACGATATCTTTGACGAGTTCGGCTCTTATGTGTGGGACACAAAAGCATCTGAAAAGGGAGAAGATAAACCTGTGAAGCAAAGCGACCACGCAATGGACGATATGAGGTACTTTGTGAATACCATTTTATATAGCCATAGAGGACTACGGATAGGAGGTGCATAAAAATGGAGTTGGAAGAAGCTCTTAAATACATCCAGAAAGCGAGCAAGCAGTTTTCAATCTGGGACACAAAGGTCGAAACCGGCGATAAATACTACGACAACCAAGACAAGATTCTGGACACAGGAGCCGCTTTACTGGATGCAGTAAACGGATATCTAAAAAATATTGGAGAGAACCCTTTGCGTTCGGCTGACAACCGTATTTCGTGTAACTGGCATGAGATACTGACTGTTCAGAAAGCCGCATACGGATGCACCTATGCGCCTGTAATCACCGTTGCAGATAATGAGGACTTGTCAAACATGGTAACAGAAGCTCTTGGAGATGACTTCCAGACAGTTCTCTCAAGACTTTGCACCTATGCGACCAACGCAGGCACATCATGGTTACAATACTGGGAATCTGACGGCAAGCTCAAGATGACTGAGCACAAGGCAAACCAGTGCGCTGCATTCACCGACCCGATGGACATCACCAAGAAAAAGATTGCTTTTGTCCGAAAGTATGTGTTGGAAGATGAACGTGGAGATGAAAAAACACATTATGAGGTGTGGGACGATCAGGAAGTTATCTTTGTAAATGGAGAAACAAACCAGCTTGAAGCAATCAAGATGGGAGATCAGGAAGTCGAGCGGATGCCGAATCCTTTTGGCAGAATCCCATTTATTGAGTTCCGCAACAACGAGCGCAGATCGAGCGATCTGAATAAGTACAAAGCCCTGATTGATGCCTATGACAAGATTGTTTCCGGATTTGCAAACGACCTTGACGATATCCAGGAAATCATTCTTGTTCTCAAAGGCTTGAATGGAGAAACAGAATCAAGTATTGCTATTCCAGAAAGAGATGCCGAAGGGAACGTCCAGTATGATGAAGATGGCGAAATCATATACAAGGACGTCAAAAAGGCGGTAAACTTCTTGCAGCAAATCAAAGCACAGAAATTCTTGACAGTCGATGAAGTCGGCGGCGTTGATAAAATTACACTTGATATTCCAGTAGAAGCCCGAAACGCTGCACTCGACCTCTTGCAAGAGCAAATCTATATTGCAGGTATGGGAGTAAACCCAAACCCAGAACGCACAGGACAAGCTACGGGCGCATATGTTGACTACCTGTATCATTTGCTAGAACTCAAAACAGGACTCATGGAAACCGAGTTCAGGGCGGCTATAAACGAGCTTGTCAGGGCAATTCTTGCGTATTATGGAAAGAGTGAGGATGTCAAAATCATCCAGGCATGGACCCGAAACAAGCCGAAGGATGCAAACGAGATTGTGAACCGTCTGAACGCAACTCCCGAAACCGTCATGAGTAATTACACCAAGCGCCGGCTGCATCCTGATATTGAAGATCCAGACGCAGAGGACAAGCTGATTGAAAAAGAGCTAAAGGAAAATCTTCAAAACATGATGGACAGCTTCGGACAGGAGGACGGTGAAAGCAATGAGACCTAGCATAATCATTGAAGAAAAAGACATTGATGCTTTCAACAAAAAGATCAATGAAGCAATTAATGATGGATATGTTGTAATAATTGCAACAGCAACAGACAAAGGTTGTAAAGCTGCACTGACCCCAGAGGAATATTTTGCATCAAATTCTCTTGCAATCACTGGTGTGGGACATGACTAGTTACTGGGAACAGCGCGCCATTGAAAGCGTAAAGCGGTATGAAAAGGCGGTAAATCAAAAGACAGCAGAAATGATAAAGTCTTTTGAGGAATCCCGAAAGGCAATCAATCAGCTGATTTACTCTTTTTATGGAAGATATGCAAAAAACAATCAGATTACACTGGAAGAAGCAAAGAAAGCCTTGTCACGGCAAGAGCTGGCAGAATTCAAAGGAGATTTGAAGGAATACGAGAAGCTGGCAAGAAACAGTATCGGAACATTCAACCTTGAAGTCGAAAACCTGTCAACAAAAGCTCGTTTGATAAGGCTTGACGCGCTGCTCATGCAGATAGATGCAGAGCTTCAAACATTATATCAGAAATTACGAGAGGACATCACTGACACCGTGGAGCAGGTAACGCTCGAGGAATATTATCGAAGTCAGTATGCCCTCTCGATTTCGACACAAAGACTGTTTGCTTTCTCGAAAATCCCAAAGGCATTCATAGCGCAGGTGCTTGCCGAACCGGTAGAAGGTACTGACATATCCACAAGGCTGTGGCGTCAGGACATCGACACAGGTTTTTATATCAGGCAAACACTCAACAGAATGTTTATCGAAGGAAAACCGCCGCAGTACTTTGCAGAAGAACTAGCAAAGAAGATCGGTGCGGTTCAGATCGATAAAGATGGGAATATGACAGGAAGCGGCAAGAAGTATGAGGCGTACCGCCTTTTGTATAACGAATCCAGCTATGCCACAGGACAGGCAAGGCTAAAATCGTATATTCAAAGCGGCGCGCCTTTTTATGAAATTACAGCAACGCTTGATACTCATACGACACCAAACTGCCGTTCATTGGATGGATGCATCTTCTCTGTAATAAAAGGCGGAGATGTGCCCGACAAGTACCGGAAAGCTGATAGCGAATACAGACGGGCAGCCTATGACACCACAAGGGTGATTGTGGGCGTGAATTACCCGCCGTTTCATGTAAATTGCAGATCAGTGGCAACGCCTTTTTACGAGGACATGGACACCAGCATGATGGAACGAGCAGCAAGGGATGCAGAAGGCAAAACAATCTATGTTCCGGCTGATATGAAGTATCAAGAATGGTATGACGAATACATCAAAGGTAAGACCAGCGAATAGCTGATTTTATACAAGACTATTGCCACAAAGAAACGTGGACGTGAAAGGAAGATAGTTATGGCATTTACCCGCGAATTTTTACGCAAAGCCGCAAAGGAAAGCGGTGTAGAAATTCCAAAAGAACTGGAGGATGTTCTTGTTCAGGAACATATCTCCGCAAGGGATGTTTATGCCGGTGAACAGGTAAAAAAAGCCCTTGAAAACAACAAACCAGAACCAGCCCCAAAAGTAGAGGACACCGAGGAATATAAAATCCTCAAACAGCAGTTTGACCAGTACAAAGACGATCAGCAGAAAAAAGAGATTAGAGCGGCAAAAGTAACTGCTGCAACAGAAATCCATAAAGCTGCTGGACTGACTGGAAAAATGCTCGATATGGCTGTTAAACTCTATGACTTGGATAAACTGGAGCTGGACGAAAACGGCAAGGCAAAAAACTATGATGACCTTGTCAATGCAGCGAAAACAGAATACGAAGGCTCAATTCCAAAAGGTAGCAGCTATTCTCCAGCACCTGGAACTGGAGGAAAAGCAGAGTCAAAAGCACATAGCCTTGAAGAAGCTGTTTCCGCTTATTACAAACAGTAAGAAAGGAAGTAAAAAATGGCAGTAACACTTGCACAGGCAAAACTTAATGTTCAGACTGACCTCGACTCTATGGTTATTGACGAATTTAGAAAATCCTCTTTTTTGATGGACAACATTACATTCCATGATTGTGTATCTCCAACAGGCGGAGGCTCTACACTGACTTATGGTTATACCCGACTGGTAACACAGCCGACCGCAGCATTTAGACAGATCAATGAAGAATATACACCTGCAGAAGTTCAGAAACAGCGCTATAACGTTGACCTGAAAGTATTCGGCGGTTCTTTTGAAGTTGACCGAATCATTGCAGGCATGGGCGGAATTGCAAACGAAGTTACTCTGCAGATGCAGCAGAAAATCAAAGCGGCTTCTGCGCTGTTTTCTGATACTGTAATCAACGGAAACAGCACAACAGATGCAAAGACTTTTGATGGTTTGGACGTTGCTCTTACCGGTTCTTCTACTGAATACAACAAATCCACAGCAATCGACCTTTCCACAGCCGCAAAAGTGGACGAAAACTACAAACAGTTTGTTGACATGATGGATGAATTCCTGATGATGCTCGATGGTGAACCGTCCTTTATTGCAGGAAATACAAAGTTGATTGCAAAAATCAGAGCGATTGCCCGCCGTGTTGGACAGTACCAGATCACCAAAAACGAACTCGGTCAGGAAATCTCCATGTATGGCAATATTCCACTTGTAGACCTTGGCGCAAAACCGGGCAAAAACGATCCTATCGTTGCAACAAATGAAAGCGGTGAAACATCCCTTTATGTTGCTCGTTTTGGTATGGATGGTTTCCATGCAGTATCTATGGCAGGTCAGATTCCGGCTAGAACATGGATGCCAGACTTTAGCACTGCCGGAGCTGTTAAAAAAGGTGAGGTTGAAATGGTTGCAGCAGTTGCACTCAAAGCAACAAAAGCCGCAGGCGTATTCCGCAAGATCAAAGTTCAGTAAGGCGGTGCAGCTATGAAATATAAAGACGTGAAATGGACCGGAGGAACACCGATCGACAACGAAATGCTTGCCGCAAACGGCATTTATACCGGTCAGCAAGTAGGAAAACCAATGCAGGGCAAAGGAGAAACAGCTGCGAATGATGACCCATATTACACAGAACACAATACTGTGCATATGGGAAGCATTGCACAGGATGCCAAGGACAGCAATGCTCCGAAACCGTTGTATGAAGTGTTTTATGACCTCAATGGTGCAATTGGAACAGTTCCTGCTTCTCAGGTACAGGAAGATTTCGGTTCTTCTATTACTTTGTCAGAAGCGCCAACCGTTACAACATATCCAAGCGGAATGAGTTCTTTTAAAGAATGGAACACCAAACCGGATGGAACAGGAACATCCAAAAACGCAAGCGATTCATATACCCCTACCGTTGATACTTTTCTTTATGCAATTTATCAGGCATAGGGAGGTGTAAACAATGGCAGTAATCAAAGCACCAAGCAAAATTAACGGTGTTCATGTATCCCTTAATTTTGTGGATGGTGTGGCAGAAACCACAGATAAATGGTTGATTCAGTGGTTTAAAGAGCACGGATATGAAGTCACCGAAGATTCAAAAAAGAAAACAAAAGGTGAAGAAAATGAAGCCAGAACACAAAGCAGAAATCGCTAAATTCATTGGTCTGTATGGGCTATCAGAAGAACAGAAAGCAGCGGCGGAAGGTTTTATACTTCCTGCCGCTATGTTTTTGAAAACGTATCTGCGGCGGCATGACCTTCCTAGGGCATTATATCCGGTATGTGCTCAACTTGCTATTGCTCAGATGGTAGCAAGTGGGCTGCTTGCCGAGGTGAGTTCTTCCAGCAGCGAAAGCGGAGAAGAAAGCACAAAAGAGCCGGGAATCAAGTCTATCAGTCAAAGTGACACGAGCATTTCTTTTGAAACTGGAGGCGAGGAACGAAAAAACGCTTCTTCTATTGCCAACAGTTCAAAGATTGCAATCAGTCCGGCGCAGGTGATCGAAGAAAACAAAGTAATTCTTTCACAATTTAAGCGAGGTGTGGTGATTCCATGATTTCAAAAGCGTTTGCAATGGGCAGGAAAGCTTTACAGGTGCTTTATGAAGACAAAGCAGATGTTTACCGAGTAAAGGAAGAAGATGGCACGATCGAGCCTGCACTTGTGCATGAAGGAATCATGTGTCATCTGTCCCTTGACAGCAAACCTGTAATCAATCAAGGCGAGGAAGTAGCAACCGCCGAAAGCCAGTACACTTTATTCTGTTTGCCGGAAGAAGATATTTTGGAAGGTGACAGAGTAGTGGTCACGCACATGGGCGAAACATACGAGTATGACGTGGGCACAGTCTTTGTGTATGACCTCAACCGCCTTTGCAGATGCACAAAGCGTGGTGTTTTGTAATGGATGGGGACAACTTTGAGGAATTTATTAAAAAGCTCGAATATCTTGAGGAAGACATACAAAAAGTCGGTCAACAGGTTACAAACCGCGCTATCAATGAAGGAATGGCGGTATCTCAGGAAGCAACACCAGTCAAAACCGGATACGGTAGAACGCAGTGGATCTCAATTCCTGCCCAGATAACTGGAAACGGCTGGCGAGGTGAGTACTCGAACAACGTTGAGTATTTGCTTTATGTCAATTTTGGACACAGATTAGTTATAAAAGGCAAAACAGTCGGATATATTCCCGGAAAATTCTTCCTTGAAGCCGGTGTTGAACACATGAAAAGAAACCTTGACCGCTATTTTGCATCTGAAATCAAAAACATAAGGGGGAATTGGAAATAGTTTTAAGCAAAAACATTGTAAAAGATAGGACGCTTACCGAAAAAGTAAAAGCAAATGATTTAAACTGTATCGACTGCTTTAAACTGGCGGCGGCTGTGAAGCTGTCAGAGCTGTTTTCGAATATACCTGTCTATCTTGTACCACAGCAGCAAACAAAGCCTATAAAACAAATTCCCCCAGCTGTATTCGTGCTTACAACCAACATTCATCGAGAAAAAAGATTCAACGGTGAACATGAATACCAAATTGGTGTGAATATTGCTTACATGAGCAAAGACGAAAACGCACAAACAGAGCAACAGGAAGCTGCAATCAAGATTATGGACATGGTGGAGAATATACCGCCATTGGAAGGGATGAAATATCCTTATACAATGTATGTGGCAGACAGCCGCACAGTGGATGGTATCGTCAATATCACCGGCACTGTAACCGTATGGGAACGCAGATCGGAAGATGCTCCAATAATCGAAGATGCAGAAGTTGACGTAAATGTAAAGGAGGATAAAGGTGGCTGTAACTAAACAGATTTTACCGGGTGTTTACTCCCAGATCATCGCCGGAGAACGTGAAGCAGGCTTGTCCGCCCGCGGCACAGTCGCAATGGCTCTCGACCTTGACTGGGGCGCAGAATTTACAACCATTTTGCGCGGTAACGACACCATCGCACCTTTAGGATATGATTTTACTGACCCGAAAATCAAATTGGTTCGTGAAGTCTTACAGAATGCAGGAACATTGCTCCTGTATCGCCTGAATGCAAGCGGCGGTTCACCAGCACAAGCAACCCTTGCATCTGGAATCACAGCAAAGGCGATTTACAACGGCACACGAGGAAACGACATCAAAGTTACTGTAACGCCAAGTGATGATTTGTTTGTTATCCGAACATTTCTTGGCACAAGGGAAATGGATGCCCAGGCGGTATCTAAACCAGAGGACTTTGTCGAAAACTCTTTTATCAAGATTGAGGGAACAGGAACCCTTGAATCAAAAACAATTACGCTTTCCAGCGGCACAAGTGGAGAAGCAACACAGGCAGCAGGACATGAAGCAGCTTTTGCAGAGTTCCAGAAACATGAGTTTAATACTCTTTGCTATACTGGAACCGATTCGGAAACAAAAGGCAAGTACGCCGCCTTTGTAGAGAAGTTGGAAACAGCAGGAATCGACATTCAGGTTGTTTTAAACACGCCGGAACAGAAAGGCGTACATATCCTGAACAACACAATCGGCGGTGGTCCTTCTCAGTATGAACTCACCGCAGCGGAAGCCTGTGCAACAATGGCAGGAATTCAAGCAAGTTGCGGTATTGAAAGGTCTGCAACACGTTTTACGGTAGATCATTGGAATCATGTCAACCCAAAACTGGATAGATGGCAGATGCAGGATAGAACCGCAAAAGGCGAAATCCTTTTTGCAGAGAAAAATGGCAGAGTCTATGTTGTGTACGATATCAACACCCTGACAGAGTTTGATAACGACCATCCGGCAGACTGGGCAAAAAACCTTGTTACACGCACCCTGTTTGCAATCAAAGCAGACCTTGAAAAGATGCTGGATGAAAAAGTTGTCGGTAAAATTCGTAACAGCAAAGACGGCAGAAATCAGGTCAAGGGAATGTGCGTGCAGCTGATTACTGAAAACTACCTTGACAACGGCTATATCGAGGACTTTGAGCCAGACGATGTAACGGTTGAAATCTTGAGCGATGATGCTCGCGATAGTATCAAAGTAACCGCTGGGGTTCGTGTGGTTGATACAGCTGACAAGATTTACCTTGTTGTTATTTCCAGATAGGAGGGGCATAAATGGCAACAAAAGAAAGATTAAGAAATCTTCCTTCGGGAAATGACGGTAAAATATACAGCTTAATTGATGGGGAAATGCTCAACACCTTTATCATTCTGAAAATTTCTCCAAGAGTTGAACTAACAGTAGAAGAAGGAAACTTCCTCGGTGAAAGAATGATGCAACACGCACCAAGAAAAATGAATGGTACTGGATCTCTGACCTACGTTCCAACAACACACTTCCCGAAACTTATGAAAAAATGGAAAGAAACAGGGGAATTTCCTTATAGTGTGGCCCAGTATTATAACGAAGTCAACGAAGTGCATGGTCGTGGGGAATATCAGTTGAGAGATGTTATCATAAAAACGATTGCACTGGGACTACTTGACAACACTTCAACAGAAATGATTCAGGCAGACAGCGATTTTACATTTGACGACTACGATGTACTCAGCGAAAATACCTAGGAGGTAACAACATGAACACCTTAAAAAACTTTTTACACCCTGTCCGCAAACCAAACACAAAGTTTGTACTTTCCGATGCTTTTGTAGATGATGAAGGAAAACCACTCGAATGGGAAATGCGTCAGATCGGCGCAAAGGAAGGCGTTGAGCTTGCAAGAGAGACTGAAGGCATGGCTGCGGTTGAATCTATGCTTCATTATGTGGCTGCTTCTCTGGTAGTTCCAAACCTGAAATCTCAGGAAATTGTGAACGCCTATGCAGCAGAACACAACGGCAAGATCGGCAGTCCAGCGGAAATTCTGTCCGAGCTGGTAACAGACGGCGAACTCGGAAAGCTTATTGATATCTACAGCCAGCATAATAGAGCAACACAGAATTTTGCGAAATTGGTTGAAGAAGCAAAAAACTGATTGAGGAAGGCAACGACTATTTTGCGAAGCTGGCACACGCAGCCTTCCAAAATCACGATATTTTGCCAGAACAGTATTTAGAATTGTCAGCGCAGGCAAAGGCGTTTATGGCCGCCTCCGATCAGATTGTGGCTGAAAAAAGGAGGGAAAAAGTAAATGGCTGAAAGGCTTGACGCTACGCTAACCATAAAGGATAACGGCAGCGCTGTTATTAAAAAAGCTACTGCTGAAGTCAAAAAGTTTCAAAATCAAACCGAAAGTGCAATTAATGCGACAAAAAGGTCACAAACTGCACAAAACAACGCAAACAAAACTCTAAAGAATACAACCAAAGGTTATGAAGATGCTGCAAAGCAAGTAAAAAAATATACAGATGCACAGGGCAGACTAAGAGATCAGCGGGGTCGATTTCTTCCAATGGGTGGAACATCCGGAGAGACTGGCGGAACTGATGGTAAAAATCTGTTTGCTTCATGGACAGCCGGAGCGGTCAGTTTCGCTGCTGCCGGATATGCGGTAAAGAGGGCGTGGGATGGTGCAATGTCAGCGATTAACACCGCTGCAATGCAAAAGGTTCAGGAAACCACATTCCAAGCCCTCACAAACAGCAAACAAGCAGGAACAGCCCTTTATGATTATGTTTCTGCTTATGCAAGAGTTTCCGCACTTAGCCGTGAAGAACTTTCAAACGCCACAACATCATATCTGACCTATGCAAAGAGCACAGATCAGCTCGAGCGCATGATTAAGCTGACAGAACGCTTGTATGCAAAAGACCCGACACAGGGCGCAGCAGGCGCAGTGTTTGCGATGCGAGAACTCTTGTCCGGCGATACCATGAGTATCAAAGACCGCTTCAATATGAGCGGATTCTCAGGCGAGAAAATCAGGAACTTTGCAAGTACGGGCGATATTGAAGGAATGCTTGATTACGTTGATCAGATGTTTAATCGCTTCGGAGCAACACAGGAAGTTGTAGACGCAAACTATGACAACCTGATTACTCAGACCAACATCTTTGCATCCAACATGAAAACGGCAATCGGAGAAGCAGCTACCCCAGCAATGGAAACGCTGGCAGGCGTAATGCAGCGACTCAACTCTGATATGCAAGCCGGAAAGTATCAGCCGTTTATCAGCCTAATGGCAAACGGTATGCAGCTTGTCGGCAGCACTATCGCATGGGTGGGCGAAAACCTTAACTGGTTGGCTCCTGCGGTAGTTGGTGTCACGACTGCATTTATTGTTTATAAGGGCGTTCAATTAGGCGCAGCTGCTGCTCTTGGAATATTTCAAGCAGTTACAGCACTGACAACAGGCAACGTGGTTAAGCTTACAGCAGCGGTGGCGGGACTTGTTGGCGGCTTGGCTGTTATGAGCAAACTGTCAAAAGAAATTGATATCCAAACAAATCTTGACGTTGCATCCGCAAAAGAAGCCCTTGCAGGATTTGAGAAGGATTTTCCTTCTATGAATCAGAAAGTACCTGTTGAGGTTGCAAACTCTGCACCGATCAGCGTCAAAGGCGAAGTGGAAATTGAGGAAGAAAGCCTGAAATATATGCTTGATATCAAAGGTCAACAGTGGCTTGCAAAATTCACGACTGCTACTCTTGCACCGCAGAATAACTTCTACAATACTGTAATCCGCGAAACAGCGGACTTTGACGAATTCACCCAGACAACCATTGACAGCCTGAAAACAGCAGTCGAAGTCGCACCGACTTTGTAAAGGAGGGGTATTTTGTACGAGGTTTATCTTGACGATGTGTTTTTCTACGGGGTAAAAACGTTCAATTCCCCCCACGACCGCAAGCTGACCACATATAACGGTATCGGAACTGGATATTTTCCAAAAGCTGACGACCCAAACCTGAAAGAATGGTCATGGGAATGTCAGCTGCAGGAATATCCAGAACATTACCATGATAGTAATTTTTCTCCGGCAAAGGCTATTTTTGCAAGATTGGACGCAATGCTTGCAAAGAAAGGTCCTGTTCGGCTTGTCATGAAATCCGAATATGATAGCATATCCGAACAAGTTTTGCTGGAAGGCTATCAGAAGAAAGAAGTTTATGCCGGTGTATACAATGTATCTGTCAACGTCACAGAATACAAGGAAGCAGCAATCCGAAACACCGAAATTCCCGAAATTCCCAGACCCGGCAAAGTGCCAGAAACCCCACCTTCTCCCGTACCCGACAACCAAACATCCTACGATAAAACGCAGGAAGCCCCAGAATCATGGGAACCACAGCGACCACCGGGCAAAGGACCAAGCCCGGGCGGCGGAACTGTCATTGACCCGGAAACAGGTAACGAAATCACCCTTCCGATAGATCCTCCGCCTGACAAAGAATACGAATGGACTGACAGCAGCAAAGATAATTCCTATGTCAATAATATCACCGGTGAAGTCGTGGAAGCTCCAGGAATCAACTGGGGAAACATCTGGGACAGTATCAAAGACACAATATTTCCACATTATGATGAAAGTGTGTTAGGAAATATCAGTGGTTCTTATGAAGATTTTGCAAAATCACAGGGATGGCGTGACGGTTACGGATACGCAAAGAAAATGGGTGAAAGCAAGTGAATGGCGAACTTTTAATCATGGATTCCTCCGGAGTATATGATCTTTCGGCGATTGCCGGACAAATCAAAGTGCAGCAGCCATGGAACAACGGCGCGAGCACAATGACCTTTGAGTATCCCAGACAGGGCGGCAGACGCTTTGACAACGGCTCCACAGTGACATTCAAATACAATGGGGCGAATATCTTTTACGGCTACTTGCAGCGCACTGGCGGCAACAGGGAGCGGTTTAAATGCACCTGTGCCGATCAGCTGCGCTATTTTAAACCCACAAACACGATTCTGCGAAAGGAAATGCCGCTGTCTGAATGGGTGAACACAGTAGCCTATCAGGTATCGGACAACGACCGTATCAGGCTGGGAAACATTGACAGCACCGAAGTGAACCTTTCCAAAAAACTGTTCGACAGTCAATCCCACCTTGATATGCTCTATGATGCAATCAAGGAAAACCTTGGTTTGAATGGTTATTGGTATACGTTGTTTGACAACTTTGGGCAACTCGACCTTGTGGACACCTTAGACTTACGTTTGCCGCTTGTCATCGGTGACGAAAGTCTTTGCACAAACTTTGAGTATGAAAAAGCTATTGATGATGACAACGTGGCGAACTTTATCAAACTGGCAAAGGATGACAAAGAAGCAGGTGTCCGGAAAATCTATATTGCACAGGACAGCGCAAACATTTCAAAGTGGGGCAAGATCATGCACTTTGAAAAAGTCAGCACTGACCGAAACGATGCGCAAATGCAACAGCTTGCACAGATGCTGCTTGTTCTCAAAAACAAGGAAGCCCAGACATTGAAACTGGACGCTATCGGCGATACCAGAGTACACGCTGGCAGCGGCATCAAGGTCGAACTGGCAGACGAAGGAATCAGTGGCTGGATGCTTGTAGACAGTGTGACACACACCTTCACAAGCTCCCAGCACACAATGAGCATGAACATGAGATGGGGTGAATGGACATAGACAGCATTACTTTTGCAAGGGAACTGGAAAAAATTATCACGCAGAAAATAAAGGATGTGATAGCAGCAAGCAACCTGTCTGATACGATGTACGCCACATACACCGGTGAGGGTTTAAAGGTTGACGATAAACCGATTGAGACAGATATGGACTTTGTGGAAGTGCCGGAACACCTCAAAAAGTACAAACTCAAGATTTCTTTTGACCTGACACAGGAACAGCTTGACAATCAAGTACTAATTGTCAAGAAATCCGGCGAAAGGGTGGAACTGTCCCGATTAAAATTCGATAAAATCCCGATTGAAGTAGAATATGACGAAATGAAAGCGGGACAGAGGTATCTTGTGCAGCAGAAAGCCGGAGCGCAAAAGTTTGTCACTCTTGACCGCATACCGGAGGAAGAACAATGAGCGTTTTAAAAACATATCGCACCCTGACAAACGGCAGACCCACCACTCGAACATATCAGCTTGATCTTGAAAACAAAAGGCTGGGGCGCAGAATGGTTGACAGTGTGGAAGCCATTAATCAGGCTATTTTTCTTATCCTGTCCATTGAACGCTTTGACTACAAGATTTATCCCTATGACTACGGTGTAGAGCTGGAAGAACTGATAGGCAAACGGCGCAGCTATGTGGAAGCAGATATTCGCCGCCGACTGGATGAAGCGTTGCGGCAGGATGACAGAATCCTAGGCACAAAGGATTTTTCATTCTCGATGGACAGAGAAAATATTGAGGTCACGTTTACCGCTGTTACCATCTTCGGGGATGTGCCGATAGAAAGGAGGTTCACGATTGGATACAACCAAATTAGATAAGCTCAAAAACGGGGCAAGTTATGCAGAAATCGAAAAGGATATGCTGTCGTTAGTTCCGGATGAAGTTGATAAGCGGGTGGGGTCAATCATGTTTAACACATTGGCTCCAACCGCTTATTCTTTAGCCCGACAAGCTTACATGTTGGCTAATTTAATGGGCTTCCAATTGCTCCTCGATACTGCCACAGGTGAGTGGCTTGACCGTATCGCCGATATGTTTGGACGGTTTCGAGAGCAGCCAACACAGGCATTGCGGCAGATCAACACCTTTGACACAAAGCAAAATCCGTATGACGTGCCAATCGGAACACGCTTTGCAATCGATGAAGTGACATTCCAGCTCACCGAAAGAATTGACAAAGGCAAATACAAGGCAATCTGTCAGCAGAGCGGCACAGTGGGCAACTGGCCGCGTGAAAGTCTGCTTCCAGTCGATAACATCGGCGGCAGTTTTGGATATGCACAGCTTGTCAGCGACCCTCTTATTCCAGCGCGCGACCTTGAAACTGATGACAGTTTAAGGAAGCGCGTTTATTTATCGGTTAGAGCTTATTCATACGGCGGCAACAAATCAGACTATAAACTCAAAGTTATGGAGATTGCAGGCGTGGGAAATGTTGCGGTGTTCGGCGCAAACATCATGGGACCCGGACAAGTCGGCATTGTGATCACCGATGATTTAGGCGGACCAGCAACCGATGAACTGATAAATCAGGTCAAAGATGTTGTCAAAGAGGACGGGGACGGTATTGCACCAATCGGACACAAGCCCTATATCTCAACCGTAAAGGAAAAAGAGATCAATGTCATTGCAACCTTGAAACTTCGGGAAAGCGCACAGTATGAACTTGTGGAAGAAAAGGTCAAAAAAGCATTAGAACAGTATATTTCCAGTATCTCCTTTGAAGAAGATATTGTGTTTTATTCCAAAGTGATTGCTACAATTCTTGACGCAGACATGAGCATCCGAGATGTTACCGAGGTAACGATCAACGGCGGCACAGACAGCATCATCTTAAACAAAAACTTTGGTGATTTTCAGGTTGCAAAGCTGGGAACGGTAGACTTGAAGGAGGCGGAGAAACGTGTCTAAATTTTACGAAGTACCTGCCAACTATATGAAGTTATTACCCGAAGTCTTTCAAGGCATCAAGGAATTTGAGCTGTTGGCTGAAATTATCAACCCATATCTCGATGAACTCAACGCCATACTCAAGCGGTACACCGACAACAGCAATGTACTTTATGCAGATGAAGAAGGTATTGCACGATGGGAAAAGATTCTTGCAGTATCTCCACCTATCGGCGGCACGCTTGAGGACAGGCGAAACGCTTGTCTGGCAAAGCTTCGGTCAAGGGGCATTATTAACCTTGACACGCTCCGAAACGTTGTTGAGACGTATCTGGGCGTCCCTGTTGACATCGAAATGTGGTGGGATGCAGAAAACCTCACTTGGAAACAGGTTCGAGAGCAAAACGGAACGTGGAAGAACACAAAGCGCAAACGCTGGGGAGATTTCCACAAGACTGGCGAGCCATATGTGGTTTATATCTACTATCGAGGTACAAGCCGAATCCCTGACTTATCCCCATTGTATGAGATGCTTTACGAACTAATACCGGCAAACCTGATTATAAAAGTCCTGTATAAGTATCAGACATGGGGCGAGGTAAACGACCAGTATAACAGATGGTCAGAACTTAAAGGTCAAAGCTGGGGAGCTGTCCGGCTTGGCAATAGAACATTATAGGAGGACGCATGGAAACAAGCAAATATTTGAATCTCAATATCATGGGAGAGAATGACGATGCTGATATTTTGAAGGTTGCAGAAAACTTTCAGAAAATCGACCAAGCCGCAAAAGATTGGTCAAACTTTGCAAACACCGGCACAGTGCTTGAGACAGAAGGGGACTTTCAGATTGCTGCAAATTCTCCTATCCCAGAGGAAGAAGGGGCGATTTTCTCCATTACCGTCAAAATGCCGCGCACTTTTGCGGAGGATGACACGATCACTGTTGATGGCGTAGCATACACGCTCTATCAGGGCAGCGACCCAGCGGACAGTGAAGCGTTTAAGGCTGGGGAAGTCGTAACATTTAACTTTGACAAATCTGCTCGAAGATGCTGGGCAGGCGGCGGCGGTGGCGTACCGAAACCGCTTCCGGCACAGATTTCCAACCTCAAAGGCGTAGCGGTGGAAGGTGAAACACCGAAAATTGACTGGACATGGACAAATCCGGTTGACGAAAACTTTGCCGGCATGGTGCTGGTGGTCAAAGAGGGCAGCTCCCCAAACGGTCCGACCGATGGTGTGCAGGTGTACAAAGGCAGCTCAACCACAGTCACCCAGAGCGAGGGCTTGCAGTTTGAGCGCACCTACTACGCAAGGGGCTTTGCTTACAACTCACAGGGCAAGTACCAGATGAACGCAGAGGGCGCAACGGCAACCGTTGAGCTGTCCGCAGTGCCGGAACAGGTCAGCGATGTGGTGCTGACCCCAAACAAAAGCCACGCAACACTTTCATGGACAAATCCAGTATCCACCAATTTGCAGACAATCAAGGTCATCCAGAAGATTGGCTCTGACCCAGAAAACCCGAATGACGGCACACAGGTTTATGAGGGCACAGGAACAACCGTCACAGTGGACAACTTGCAGGACAGCATACAGTATCACTTTGGTATTTTTGCTATCGGCAAGAACGGAAAATACAAAGACCCTGTTGTGAAGAATTATACACCGGAAATCTGGCCGAAATATGAGTACACAGGAGAGCACCGGTTAGTTAAAGAAGGTAACGACAATTGGAAAATTAAATGGTTGACTTCTGGTATATTAACTTGGCTTGGTGAAGATACCGAAATTGATATTTTCCTTGTTGGCGGAGGAGCTGCTGAATCATCCTCTGGTGGTGGAGGCGGTTATACAAAAACAGTTAAGAAAATTACTATTACAAAAAATCAAAGAATTGAAATTACTATTGGAGCGGGTGGAGTAGGAAACTCAAGTCCTGGAGGAACGACAACATTTGGAGACCAATCTGTTAATGGAGGTAGTGGAAAAAACGGTGGTTCCGGTGGCGGAGCTTACGGAAATACAGGAAAAGGCGGAGACGGTGGAAGCGATGGAAACGATGGAGGAACAGCAAACGGATCATCCAACGGAACCGGTCAAGGAAGCACAACAAGAGAATTTGGAGAATCTGGAGCAGAATTATATTCCGGCGGAGGCGGCGGAATGGGAGAAAGCGCTGGTGGAAATGGTGGACTAGGAACTCCAACTATAGCAACTGCAGGAAAAACATCATCATATTATAAACCCGGAAATCCTGGCGGTGGATATGGTGGAGGAGCTGGAGGAGGCTGGGGAAATGGAGCCGGAAACGGCGCTCAAGGTATCGTCATTATCCGAAATACTCGTGAAGCCGCATAAAGGAGAATGAACTATGAGACACGCTTTAGTGGAAGATGGAATTATTGTAAACGTCATTGAAATCGACCCACGAACTGCTGGAGACTGGAAAAACGCTGTAACCATACCCGAAAACATCTTTGCCGGAATCGGTGATATATACCGAGATGGCAGATTTTACCGTGAAAACCCCGAAACACATGAGGAAGAGGAAATTTTACCTTATGACCCAGTTGCAGAAATGCAGAAGGAAATGGACGGAAAAATTTCTGCATCCGTTTCTGAATCCCTTGCCGCTTCTCCTATGATGCTTGGCGTTGGTGACTTGTATCAGGCAATGTCACCGACACTTCAAACCAATCTTCCTGAATCCGCTGGATTGTTTGCATCTGCCTATCGTATCTGGAAAGGCGGCGAAAAATTTGCACAGTGGGAGCTTATCTCTCACAAAAATATCGCCTATCAGGTGCAGCAGGCAACCACATCCGAAGAACACAGACCGCCGGACAGTGAGGGTATGTTAGCAATCTATGTTCCGTATGTGGTCGCAGGACCGGACGGTGTGAAGCCATGGGCATACGGTGCGCATTATTCCACAGGTGACCTTGTCCGCAAGGATGGCGTTGTCTGGGAAGCGAAAAAGGACATGAAGCCTTGTGTCTGGGAGCCAACCGAAGGCAATGAGTGGACAAGGAGGGATGACAAGTGATGGTTAAAGCCTGTACAGAAAACAGGTTAAGCGTTCCATCACTTTGAGAATGTCACTGTGTGCCATTCTCCCGACACATTTTTGAAAGGGTGGTTTAAATGACAGACGAAGAACTGGACAGGCTGGCAGAAAAACTTTCATCGCAGAAAACAAAGGAGAAGCCCCGAAAGAAGGGGCTTTTCTCCAAAGTAGTGGTAACACTGTGCATCCTGATTGTCATTGCATACACAAGTATTTGCTTACTGATGCAGTGGGCAAGAGGGATGCAGCCAGAACCACAGCTCACAATTTCCTTTTTTGCTTTTGTGAGCGCAGAACTTATGAGCCTTGCCGCAATCAAGCGGGGCAAAGATAAAACAAAATAGAAAGGTGTGGAACGATGACAAAACGAGTATTTATTGGCGTTGGGCATGGGGGCAAAGACCCCGGCGCTGTCAAGTACGTCAAGGAATCCGAAGCTAATTTACAGATGGCTTTGGGGATGAAGGAGGAGCTGGAGAAATACGGAATCACGGTTGGAATCTCCCGAACTCGTGAGGAAAACGACCCGCTCAGCGAGGAGATCAGGGAAGCAAACGCTTTCAAGCCTGATATTGCCGTTGAGGTACATAACAATGCGGGCGGCGGTGACGGCTTCGAGGTATACCGGCAGACCGGCACCCATGCAGCCCAGTCCCTCAAACTCGCTCAGTGCATCGAAGCAAAAGTAAAAGCATCCGGTCAGAAATCCCGCGGCATCAAGACCAAACTCAACGGCAGCGGCACAGATTACTTTGGCTGGTGCAGACAGGTGAACTGTCCGGCGGTGCTCTGCGAGGGCTTTTTCGTGGACAATGCCGCAGACAGCGCAGACTATAACACCACAGCCGAGCAGAAAGCCTATGGAAAGGTTTACGCTCTTGGTGTGCTTGATTATCTGGGAATCAAAGAAAACCCACAGACGGGCGCACAACCGCCACATACAACACCACAGGACAAGCCGGAATCCTTGCCATACACCGTACAGGTGGGGGCGTTTACAAACCGAGTGAATGCTGCGTCAATGCAGAACAAACTTTCAGGAATGGGCTATTATGCGTTTGTTACTGCTGAAAACAGCACTGACAGAGTCTGTGTGGGCAAGTTTGCAGACAAAGGAACTGCACAGAAGACCGCTGACGATTTGAAGAAAAAAGGAATCGCCGGATTTGTGACAACGATTTAGGAGGAAATATCATGAAAGCTATGTTATCCCAGCCAATGGCCGGAAAAACCGATGAGGAAATCATTGCAACCAGAGAAAAGGCAATCCAAGTTTTGGAAAGCAAAGGATATGAACTTGTAAACACTCTGTTTACAGATGAGTGGTACAACAAAGAAAACATGGAAAAACGTGGTGTTGTTCAGATTCCGCTTTGCTTCCTTGCAAAATCTCTGGATCACATGAGTTTGTGCGATGCTGTTTACTTCTGCAAAGGATGGGAAAATGCGAGAGGATGCAGAATCGAGCATGAAGCAGCCAAAGCCTATGGGCTTGAAATCATTTATGAAGAGTAGGAGGGCTTTTTCATGAACATTGATATTACTCAAATCATGGTGGCACTCATCGGCTTGCTTGGTATCATCGTTACCAGCGTGGTAGTTCCGCTTATTAAATCTAAGCTGACCAATTCCCAGTGGGAGAGTATCAAAAACTATGCGCTGGCAGGCGTGCAGGCGGCAGAGATCATCTTCAACGCTCAGGGCAAAGGCGAGGAAAAGCTCGAATGGGTTACCGAGTACATTGAGGCTCAGTGCAAAGCACATGGCATCGAAATTGATATGGACACTGTTCGAATAGCAATTGAAAACGCGTGGAAGGACTTAGGATTAGATCATAAATAAAAACCAATCAGATAGTTGGATTCTGACTATTTTATGATATAATGGAGGTAACAACATGGCACTGAACGCATATTACGGCAACAAAAAAGTAATGATCGTTGGCGATAATCAGACCGCAAAGGATATTGTGGAAGCACTCAAATCCGAAAACTTTAACAATGTAGTTCTTCTGGACGTTCCAAACTCTTATGCTGCATATTACGGCATTTCAGAAGAAAAACCTGTGTATACCCTGTTTGTTGAGGAAGCAGCACAGTGCAAAGTGAAAACTACCAAGATTCAGGGAATGAGTGGAGAGCGCCTTGGCAAGGAGATCGACCGAGATGACAAGGAAAGCCGCAAGGCTCAGGGCTTCTATAAACATCACCTTAAGATGATTGGAATTG